TCCTTATATGTCATAGCTTAGCATTGTTTGTCATAGTTCACAACCTTAAAAATGATATTTTTTCACTTTTCTTTAAAAGCCTTGTGTAGTATGGTCATATCCATGAGCAAGATCACAGTTTTTGAAACAGACTTACAAAATAGAATAGCCGAATTGTTGGCTAGTGGTATGAGTGCAACAGATGTCGCAGATGCCTGTGAATGTCACTTGTCACATGTTGGGACTGTTAAAAATAGCGCACTTTTCGCACGAATTTGTTACGATTCTGCGATGAAAGAGCTATTTTCTGTGGGTGCGAAGGTAGCAGTTGACACATTAATAGAGGTTGCACGTGACAAAAAAGCACCAAAACAGGCCAGAGTATCAGCAAGTGACAAGTTATTGCAACATACTGGCTACCAAGTAGGCGAAAATGGGAAGCTTGAGAAGTCACCAGCCAATATGACGCAGGCAGAATTGAACCAAAGGTTGCAAGACCTACAGCGAGAAGCAAGCCAGAGGGCTAACCCTGTGAAGATTATAGAAGGAAACACACAATCCGATCTTGATAAGCTATTAGAATAGCTCAATATGTAGTAGCCTAACTAAGGCTACTGTAAGCTTATGCAAGAATCGTGCCAACTCGATCCCGACCCCGTGGGGGGGTACTGGTATATTTTCTGGGAAAGCGTGCCGAGCCAACCTACAAAATTTGTGGTCTGAAAAAACTTTTGAAAAATAAGAGGTTGAAGTGGAATATAAATATAGAAAATCACAATCTTTGAAAAATAATGAAAAAAGAGATGAGGAAGCAAGAATGTGGTGGGAGGCAAGAAAAAAGACCCTGTGGCAGCAAGAAAAGAGTGGGTTAAGGTTCATAAAGCGATAAATTGTGCTATAAATGTGTTTTATTCTGACTCAACTCCTGGTGCAAAAGCAAAAGGTGGTCTTGTCGATATAATTAATGTTGACACCACCATTTCCTGATGGTAATTTCCATTTTGATCCTTAATACTTTTTCATGGATTAACGATTTTTATAAAATTGAGAGCACAGTGGGCGAAAGTTCACTGTGTTTTTTAATTTCTTGCAAATAATACATTATCTTGCTACATTTTAAGTTATTTGCCAACGCATGTGATAGCGTCGGTTTGCCCTTAGATGGAGTGAGATAATGGCCGCACCAACCTCATATTCTTTGTCGTATGATTTTACGGCATATCAGACAGCAAATCCTTCTGATCCGCTACCAGCGGACAAATTAGAGATTGAATTTAACAATTTAGAAACAACCACTGACGAGATTATTGCTAATCTGGGTCTAATTCAGCGTTCTGACGGTGAATTAGCCAACGCATCTGTCGGTAACGATCAGTTGAAGGATGAGGTGGTTATTGGTCTAAATCCAACTGGTGATTGGGTTACAAGTACAGCTTATGCGGTCAATGATGTTGTTTATGAGAGTAATAAGGTTTACAAATGTCTGATTGCCCATACATCGGGTACTTTTGCCACGGATTTAGCGGCTCTGAAGTGGGAAGAATTACTTGACTTTGACCAATTTATCACAGCAACGGAAAGTGATTTAACGGCTGTTGAAGCTGATTTATCAGCAATAGAGGCGGATTTAGCTGCAACTGAAGGTGATGCAAGTACGACGGAGGCTGACGTTACTGCTGTAGAAAGCGATTTAGCGTCTATGGAGGCTGATTTAGCTGCAATTACTGGTGATACAGCGGCTGTTGAGGCGGATTTAGCTGCTGTAGAAAGTGATTTATCGGCAACAGAAGGTGATAGTACAGCTACAGCTGCTGATTTATTGGCAACTGAGGCTGATGTAGCACTCACAGGTGCTGATGTTACGGCTACTGAGGCGGATTTAGCTGCAACTGAGGGTGACAGCACGGCTACTGCTGCTGATTTGACAGCAACGGAAGCTGATTTGGCTGCTACAGAAGGTGACGCTACCGCAACGGCTGCTGATTTAGCGTTAGTTGAGGCTGATCTTAGTGCGACTGAGGCAGATTTGACAGCAACAGAAGCTGATTTGGCTGCTACAGAAGCTGATGTGGGCGGACTGAATCTACCTACACCGGTTGCCAGTAAATATGGTGCGATATTAGTCCAAAATAATGCAGATGACGGATTTGATTTACTTACCTCGCAAGGCACAAGTGGTCAGGTGTTGACAAGTAATGGTGCAGATGCGTTACCAAGCTTCCAAGATGCAGCAGGAGGCATACCATGCCTAAATAATGGACTGCGAACAAATGCGTATCATGTGGGGGGATTTGGCATTGCAAGTGGTACTTTTGCGATTGCGGCAGATACACTATATGCAATACCATTTTATGTAGGTAAGGCAGTTACTGTTACAAGAATTGGTATAAATGTAACAACAACAGGAGCAGCGGCTAATGCTCGCTTAGGTATATATCAACTTGAGGATGGAGAGCCTACAGCTTTAGTTTTAGATGCTGGTACAGTATCAGTAGGTACGACTGGAGAGAAGGAGGCGACAATATCAGAAGCTTTATCACCTGGTTTGTATATGCTAGCGGTTGTAGCTGATGGGGCAGTAACATTAACAGGATTTACCCCTACTAGCACAACTATATATCATGTAATGGGGTCAGATGCGCTAGGTGATTTTACAGAAGGCGCTTCAAGAAGTTTCACATATGCAGCATTGCCAGACCCGTTCGGTACGGCAACTATTGCAGCTGTACAAACACCGGCAATATGGTTAAGAAAGGTATAGGAGTTTTTAATGAGTAACTACGAAAGATATATGAACGGCGTTTTGGTTGAATCATATGAAAATAGCACAGTTGAAAGTTTGACGCAGATGTCTAAGGAATTAAGGAAAGCTACAACTGAAACTATCATTACGGTTGATGGTGTAGAATACCAATGCAACGCTGATACCTCAATGGCTATACTATGTTTAATCAGAATGTTAGAAGAATTAAACGACCCTGATTATACAGTGCAATATAAGGGCGTTAACGGCTTTCATGATAGAACGCTAGCGCAATTAAAAGTAGCTGGCTTGCAAGTTGGTAATTATCAGAACAAAGCCTTTGCAGCGGAAAAAACCACAAGTGAGGAAGTGGCAAACGGCACTTTAACTACACTTGATGAGGTGATTGCAAGATATAACGAATTGATGAGTGCGTGAGATATGATAACCGTAATTCCACAGCTTATAAAACCACAAAGGCTACCGTTCATTGATGAGAAATTGAAAGAAATTGAATGGTCTGACGGCACTTTGACTGCACATGGTTCAGCAAAGAATCGTAAGAAAAATAGCCAGTGCGTGAAACCGTCAGAAGCGTTGAATAAGATCAACGCTTTAGTGCTTATGGCGTTAAAAGAAAACAACACGATTGTTAACACAATTACACCGACAGAAGTTTTATACCCGATGCTAAATAAGCACATGATGGGCGAATATTATGGGAAGCATATTGACCGACCACTTAGGTATTTGACCAAAAAAGATAAATATTTCAGAGCAGATGTCAGTTGTACGGTATTTTTGTCGGATAGAGAAACTTATGACGGTGGCGAATTAGTAATTCAGCACGGTGCTACTAATCAGAGAGTGAAGTTGAACAAGGGTGATGCGGTATTATATCCTACCAGCTACCTGCATGAGGTAAAAGAAGTCACAAGAGGTGAAAGAGTGTGTGCTGTCACGTGGATGCAATGTGCGATAGCCGACAGTAATGAACGTGAAATGGTCGCTGATATATTTAAGTTAAACAACATGGTTGCTAACGCAACAGATGATGAAAATATTCATGGTTTAGCATCAAAAGTTTACAATAATCTATTCCGAAAATTTGCGAGGTTTTAAGGATGGCTGATGAGAAAAATTCACGTTGGGTAATTGATAAGCATGTGCCGTTGGCACTAATTTTTGCAATATTTGTGCAGACTACGGGTGCTTTTTGGTGGGCTAGTCGGGTGCAGGCTACAGTCGAAAATAATGCTGTCAGGATTGCTAGATTGGAAACAGTTGTTTTGAATATAAATAAATTATCTGAAAGGCAGGTAAGGCTTGAGGTTCAAAATGAAAATGTGGAAAAAATTCTTACAAGGATTGAAGATAAACTACAAAAAAGAGTAGGTGGATCATGAGATTAATACTTAAAAGGACATATTTTAAAGACGCTACAACAGGTATCCTTTACATGGAAGATAAGGATAACCCAGTTTGGTACACAATTGAACGCCCGTGGCTTGGAAACGAGGTAAAAAAATCGTGCATTCCAGAAGGTAATTACAGGGTAGTACCACATAACGGAACAGATTTTAAGGATGTTTGGACTATCAAAGATGTACCAGGTCGCAGTGCAATATTATTTCATGTGGGTAACTGGGTGGATAACTCTACTGGTTGTATCTTACCAGGTTTGACAAGCTGCTACATGAGAAACCCTAAATCGCAACTACTCGAAAAAGCTGTTAGCAACAGTAGTCAGGCAATTATTCAGATGAAAAAAGAGATCGGTTACCCTAGCGACTTTGAATTGACAATAAAATCATGAGGTTAGCATGGGTATTTTAGGTAGAATTTTAGGATCGGATGAAGCGATCACTACAGGTATCAAAACTGTAGCTAAAGGTTTAGATGCCCTTGTTTATACTGATGAAGAAAAAGCATCAGATCATGCAAAATCTGTGACAGAAGCACGCAGGATGGTCATAGACTGGATGTCAGCGTCACAGGGTCACAGATTGTCACGAAGGGTCATATCGCTGGCTATAACGTTCGTATGGCTTTCTATGTACGTTTTAGGCGCATTATTGTCTGTCGTGGCTGTATGGGTGGACAATGCGGCACAATTCAAAGAGTCGGCAAAGGTGATTGGTGATTATGCTGACAGCATGAACGGTGCAGTAATGCTAATACTTGGATTTTATTTCGCAGCACCACATTTAGCTGAAATAGTGAAGCCAGCGATGGAAAAATTTAGTAAGAGACCGGATAAAAATGAATGATTACTCGAATCTTACCGACGATCAGTTAAAAGAAACGATTCTCATTACGAAGCGACAGGCTCTTATTGCCGGTGCTCAGAAAAAAATGGCTGATTTTTGTAAGATAATGATGCCAGATGCAGAAGACCCAGACGACGTTGATAAAAGCGAATATCAGGCTGTCGGTCATTCTAAGATGTTGTGTGACATTGTTGAGAATTTGCAAAGCGGTAAAACCAAAAGGGTTACTGTTGCAATACCGCCACAGCATGGTAAGACGATCCATTTAACGCAGATCGGGTTAGCGTGGATTTGGGGTAGGAATCCTAAAGCAAGGATTATTGTAGCAACATATAACCAGACTCGTGCAGATGAGCTTGGTCATGAATTCCGTCAGATGATTAAGGATAGACCAGTTTACGGACAGGTTTTTCCAGAAGTTGAGTTTATGAAGGATGCGAAATCCAAATCCTTCATGCAGAATAGAGCAGGCGGTAAGATATTTTTTATCGGTGTTGGCGGTACGATTACAGGTCGTACAGCGGATTATATTATTATTGATGACCCGTACAAAGGTGATGATGACGAATTTACTGAAGCGCACTTGGAAAAAATCTGGTCATGGTTCTTTAAGGTGGCGTATTCAAGGGGTTCGAATAAAACAAGAATCTGCGTGATTCAGACCCGATGGGCAGAAGATGATCTGATAGGTCGTTTGTGTGATCCATCGCACCCAGAGCGTCATAAGCGATTTTCCGGTATATCTGAAGACTGGACTTACATGAATATACCAGGGGTCATCAAAGATGAAAAACTGGCTAAAGCACTTGGATTAAAATTAGCAGTACCCACTAATGAAAAGGTGATTCAGCAGTTCGGTAGTGAGCCGATGACATCATTATGGCCTAGGGAAAAATCGTTAGAATTTTTTGCCCAATGGAAAAAAGGTGACCCACGGTCATTTTCAGCACTTGTAATGGGTCAACCGACACCAGATGACGGTATTTACTTTACTGAAGACATGATTGTTGAGTATGGACCAAGTGAATTACCGGATAGACTTAGGATTTACGGTGCATCCGACCATGCGGTGTCAGAAAAAGCACAACGTGACTACACAGTGCTTGGATGTGTTGGAATTGATGAAAATGATGATATTTGGGTCTTACCTGATCTAGTTATGGATAGGATGCAAACCGACAGGACAGTAGAAGAATTATTAAGGCAAATGCAGGATCATAAACCGACGATATGGTGGATGGAGTCGGAATTGATTTCCAAGTCATTTGGACCATTCTTACGCAAAAGAATGGTTGAAACCAGAACATATACAATGATTGATCCGGTAACACCGACTAAAGATAAAATGTCACGTGCCAGATCAATACAGGGTAGAATGTCGATGCGGAAAGTTAGATTTCCGAGATTCGCACCGTGGTGGACTGATGCTAAGAATCAGCTTATGAAGTTCCCATACGGTGCAAATGATGACTTTGTTGACTGGTTAGCCCATATCGGGTT